GGCATCGGTCACCATCTTTTCCAGAACGTCCTCGACCGACTTGCCGAGGTTGAAGAGGCGCGAGTTCGCGGCGAAGATTTCGACCGCCACTTCCTTCGACATCTCACCTTGCTGGATGAGCGGACCGACGGCGGCCCAATAGGCGCCGGCCGCCTGCATGAACTCAGCCGTCTCTGCCTTCTGCCTGGTGAGGTCAGCCTTGACCGTCGAATCGCTCTCGACGTCGATGCGGTACATCATGGCCAGGCGCTGCGTCAGAAGCTGCTGGATCGACTGCAGCTTGGCGAGCTTCGCCTGCCGCTGCTGCTCCGCCTGCTGAGCCGCCTGCGTGGCCTGCTGAAGCTGCTGTTGCTGCTCGGGCGGCACTTGAGCGCCCTGGGGCGGTGCCGGCGGCGGCTGCACTGGCGTCAGATCCTGCTGCGTCGGGATGATCTGCACGCCGGTCATCTGCTGCAGGGTCTCATGCGAGAACTTCGCCGGGATGATTTCGGCCATCATGACGAAGATGTCGCGGGCGCAGCGTTCCATCATGCGCTGCATCTTCTGGATGCGCAGCGAGCCCCACTGCGTCTTGATGTTCTGCGCTGTGGCGGTCTCGCTCGCCTGGGAAGCGCCGCGCACGATGTCGGAAATGCCGGTGATTTCGTAGATGGCCTGCTTGGTCTGTTCGCGGGCGCTGTAAAGCTCCCTCAGCACCAGAATGAACTTCTCGACCGGCCAGAACGCGACCGCACCAGACAGGCCGCCATTGGCCGCCCAGATGTCTGCATTGCCGATCGGCACGAATTCGGTGTCATCGGCCGCCAGCATGTTGGCGATGTCGCCAGCGTCGCCGGAATACCAGCCCTTGACCTTCATGTGGCGGGTGATGACGCCGATGCGCTTGGTGGTCAGGTCCAGTTCGTCGGCGAGCCGGCTGTAGATCGAAAACGGATTGACCGGCATCAGCCGGCCGGTAAGCTCGATCGGCTGCACGGGCACAGGGATCGGGAAGAAATCGCTCAGGCCAAGCGGGTCGTCGACCTTCTTCAGCACAACGCCGTTGTCGTCGATGAAAATGACCTTGCGAGTGCCCTTGTCCCAGATTTCCCAGCCGCACAGGTCGCTGTCGCCTTCGCCGCGCGCCTTCTTCTCCTGATCGTCGGTCTGGATGCTGATCAAGCCGGCGTCGAACACTGAACCCTCGTCTTCGCGCTGCACGACGAAGCGGAATGCGTCCCACGGCCGATCCTTCCAGCGCTTCGCCGGCCCGTGCCGGTAATCGCGCCAGCTTACGGCTTCGAACTCGATGCACTCGTTTGCGAGCCGTTCCTGACTTGGACCCGCAGAACCTGGTCCTGCATCCGCGTTTCCAGCACAGTAAAGCTCGCCTCGAACATCGTCGGCGGAAGAAGTCGCTTCTCCTGCTCCGTCATCGACAATTAATCGATCGGCAGCGTCGGCAAGTTCCGCATTGGTCGTTTCGTCTTTTACGATGTCGCTCTTGAAGCGAAGCCGGATGATGCCGCGACCTGCCAGGAATCCGTCTTGTGCCTCCCCTTCCAGTTCGACCTGGAGCTTGGAATCGTCGACCTGCTTGCGAATGGCGCGCTCGATCAGCTCGGCGACGTCCTTTGCTGCCGGATCCTCGTCAGCGAAGCGGCGGCGGATGTCAGGCGCGGGCGGACTGTTGATGATCGCCGGAACGATGGTCTCGACGTTAGCGAACAGAATGTTGAAGTCGTAGGTGTTGCCGAGCGTGGCGGACGTGCTCAGGTCGTCCGACTTGGTCTCGCCGGTGTAGGCCTTCACCGCCTTTTCCGCGTCGTCCATCCACTGCTTTTCGAGCTTTCCGGCCGCCTCGACGCGCGCAAGCCACTTCGACCCCTCTTTACGAAGGGTCTCGCCCTGCTTCTGCTGGTCTGGAGAGCGCTGGTCCGCCTTTGCCATGGCGGGTAGGATGCGGGCGGCGAATGCGCAATTCTAAGCCGCTTGAAGAATTTCAAAGCCCGGCGCAATGCCTAGGTTTGACATAGTCGTGATTTTCTGAATTGTATCCAGAAAATCCGGGGGGATTCATATGGCTTTCGCAGCTAGGCGCACAATCTACAGAAAGATTGAGGCCGAACGAAAAACAAAAGTCATCGCATACGCAACAAGCGACAGGTCAGGCGCCGAAACGCAAATCGGACAAGACTGCGTCGATTTGTTTGTGGATATCCTCGACAAGATTGGTCCAACCCCGAAGATATCTTTGCTGCTTCACACGAACGGAGGCAGCACCTCCGCAGCTTGGCGATTGATAAATCTGATTAAATCCTTCTGCGACGAGCTTGAGGTTCTCATTCCGTTGAAAGCGATGAGCGCCGGCACTTTGATTTCTCTTGGCGCCAGCAAAATCGTAATGACCAAGCAGGCGGCGCTAGGGCCGATTGACCCCAGCCTCACGCACGCCCTCGGGCCGCAGATCCCGGTCGGGAACCAGCTGGCCCGTGTTCCTGTGAGCGTTGAGGCAGTACGAGGCTACCTCGACGCAGCAACAAAGGATCTTGGGGTAAAGAGCGACGAGGTGCTCGGCGGTATCCTCACGGATTTGTCCAACAAGGTCCACCCGTTGGTGCTCGGAGAGATATTTCGTTCTCGGGCGCAGATCCGGTTTCTTGCCTCCAAGCTGCTGAAGGAGCACGTGCAAGACCCAGACAAGGTTCAGGCGATAATTGATTTTCTGTGCGCGGATTCGGGAAGTCACGACTACACGATCAATCGCCGTGAGGCCGCAGCGTTGGGTTTGCCGATCGAGAAGCCAAGCGACGAATTTTATGATATCCTGAAAAAGATTCACAAGAACTTCAGTGCAGAAATGAGGCTGGCGGACCCGTTTAATCCGTCCTTGGAGTTAGGAGCGAACGCGACAGCAAATTACCGTCTGGTCCGCGGAATCGTTGAAAGCGTAAATGGTGGGTGCTACGGGTTTCTATCCGAAGGCACCCTGACAAAGACCCAAGTGCCCAATCCGGCAGCGCCTCTCATGCAGTTGGAACAAATATCGGATCAGCGGAATTTCGAAGGATGGAAAAAGATATGAGAAAACTGCTCGCAGGATCGGATGCGAGTTCCGCCTATCGAGAAACGTCTGCGGTTGCGACCGCAAGGCTGGACAATACGGCGGACATTGGCTCGCTGGCTACGATATTGCGCAATTCAGTGTTGACCGTCGTTCCGCCGATTTCCCAGATCGGTTACGGTGCAAGTGTGCCCCTAAGCCCAGAAGGCGACCTGCGAACTGTCGTTCGCTGACATTCACCGTTATCCCTTTTCGTCCGGTCTGAAGCGCCGCACAACTGCTTCAAATACCAAGTCGGAAATCCACATTGCCGAAACGCCGATGAGGAATGCGGCAGCGAGCGTTGTGGTGTCATCTTCTGGCATGGGCAGCCCCGTTGCCTGGAAATATCTAACCACCGGCAGAGTGAGATAGGCGGCCGCCAACGCGCCGCAGATCGGCGACGCGAACATCTCCCGCAGCTTGTAGCGGTGACGTGAGAGCGCCCGCAGAATGCCACCGGAAAGGCCGGCGATGAGCACCGGCGCCTTGATGCCCAGGAAGTCGAGGAATTCATGCATCATGGCCTCCAGCCACAGAGTTTGGCGCCCTTGAGATTGTGCGCGAGCGCCGACCGCGCTTCGGTCGCCGTCATGTCTTCGACTGGATTGCGGTTCGGCTTCTCGACGTCGCAAAAACTACCGCCCGCGTGCTGGCAGGCGGCAAGGGCGACGAAGGCAGCCAGCGCTAGGATTTTGGGCGCGACCATTTGGCCTGCTCCTTCAGAACCTCGGTGTCAGACATGCCAGCAACGGCCTGGTCGATCTTGTCTGCCTCATCACGGGCTGCCAGCCGCTCCATGGCCTGCTTGTTGCGTTCGGCCTTGGCGCCGGAAAGTCGTTGGTGGAAGCCCCAGCCGATCGCCCCGATGATGCCGATGAAAGCGGCAATGATGGTCGGATTGTGGAACAGCGATTCCAGAAGCGCGGTCGCGATTTCGATCATTTACCGATCCTCGTCTTCGCGTGGATACGGCCCCAGATCATGCCGATACTAGTCACGAAGCCGATCAGCGATGCGCCCAACTCATGAATGTTGCCGTTGAAGTCACCGGTCGAGAAGTCGATGTTGATGCCTGCGAGGCCTGCGGAATTGAGCAGCGAGAACACGCCAGCCCAAACCGCCAGAGACTGCCACCAAGGCTTTGCGCTCTGCATGGTCATTTCCTTCTGAAGATTGCCTTGAGGGCTGCGAACAGCGCGGCCCAGAAGGGATTGCGCTCCTCATAGGCGGGCGCGGTTGGGGACGGCGCCGGTGGCGTGACAGGTGCAGGAGCCGGTGGCTGGGCTGGCGCGGGCGTGGCCATCATCATGGCCTGGATGCGCACCGCCACCACGCGGCTCTGCCAGCCCTTGCCGAACGTCGGCCAGGTCGGCAGACGCTTAAGGAACGACAGCCGGGCATCGCAAAGCGTATCGATGACGACGCCGGCGGGCTTGGCCCGCACCGCGGCAAGCGTCGCCGGTCCTATCCGGCCGTCCTGAACCACGCCGACTCCGCATGCGGCCTGGAGGTACTTCGCCGCCCTGCCCGGACCGCTGTTCACCGCAAAGTCAAAGACGGCATAGTCGAGGCCATCCGGCAGCTCGGCGCCCGCCACGGCGTCCCAATAGAAACGGCGATAAACCGTCGCGAGCTGCGCATCGGTGATCTTCTTCAGATCGGCTTTCGTGGCATCGGCTTTGACGTAGCGGCGGAAATTGGCCAGCGTCACGCCCTTCATGGTGGCGCCGCCAGGATCGGCTGGATTGTCCGACCAGGCGCCTTCGGATTTGAGAACGAGCGAAAGTGCCCTCTGGAAATTGCGATCCATTAGAGGTTGATCTTCCATCCGCGAATGAACAGTTGGTCAGTCATAGATCACGACACTGACAAACTCGGCGTCGCCAGAAACACCGGCTGGTTTGGTTATGACCCGGACAGAACCGACAAGCAGTGAGGCCACAGAGAAAGGGGCTACACCCCACGCTTCTGTGGCGGCCTGTGGCTTAGAGGCTCCCGCCACCGCATAGTTCACATCTGCCATCGCATTGGTGAAATTGATCGTGTAGTCCATCGACCCGTTTCTCACGACGCTGGACACGTTGAATGACTTCCGGACAGTGACGGTCGAGCCAGATACCGTGAACGAAACCCACGCCTTGGCGATGCCGGACGTGTCGGGCGTGAACCACTCCGGCGCCGTGGCACCGGCATTCATGCGCAGTTGCTGGGCAGCCGTCCCCTTGGGAATTCGCGTGTAGGCCTTGGCACCCGAGAGATAGAGCAAGTCTCCCGCTACCGCGCCGCTCGGTAGCGGGACGAAAATCTGTTGCGCCGCACCGTCGCCGACCACCAGGACGTTGTCGTCAGTGTCCCACTGAATATCACCCTCTGCTGTAGGAGTCGGCGCGGCGCTCTGTTTCAGCGTTAGGGTGGGCGTGACGATGGTCGACGATGCTGCGATGGCAAGGGGTGTGCCGTTGGCGCGCGTATAACCGACGCAACGCCAGTTGCCGCCCCCGCTCGACCGCATACGCGCGACGTCGCCTGCCGCCGTGGTGATGTTGCCGCCACCTGGCAGGATGAGGCTAGTGGCGTTGTGCGTGAACGTCAGGACGCCCTGAAACACCAGATCCCGCTCGGCGCCAGCCGGAAGCGTGCCGAGCGCCGTGATGGGGACCGTGCCTGTGATGTTGACCAGCGTACCTGTGGTATTTGCCAGGTTGACGGTCGCGGCCGAGGCTATGTCCGCGCCAGCTGCGTTGAAGTTGTCAGCAGCTCCTACTGCCGTGCTCGAACCCGAGCCGCCGGACGTGACGGGCCTAGCAGCGTTCGCGTCCGCCACCAGATCGTCGACAAGCGCGTTGTACTTCGCCGATTCGATCGGGGTGTTCGGCGTTCCCTTGGTGCCCGGAGGGGCTGAATACACACCACCAGCGCGCGGCATAGCTGCTCCAATCTATCGATTGGGCAGATCATCGGGGGGAGCCCGTGCAATTCTAAGCCGCTTGAGCGTGCGCCTCGCACGTTGTGGACGCTACGTCAGTTGCCATTTTGTTCTGAGGCCTGGTGCGATAAACTTCCACAAGCATGGCCGAACACCCGATTCGGGGACATCAAATGCCGATGAAAGCGCGCTACGCGGAATGGGCGAAATTGACACCCGCTCCCGCAATTCACCAAGGACCGCCTGTGCGCATCCGTGATCTTCCTGGCGCGACTGAATTGGAAAGGAACTTGCTGCTCCGCTATTCGGGCAGAGGAAACCTACCGTTCGGGCTCGATGAGATGATGGACGATTTTTCTAAGGCGACCTTCGGCATTCTCCTAAGCGACACCGAGTTCGTCTTTCCGGATGACTTTCAGTCGCTGCTACCATGGGAACGCTGGGACATCGAAAACCAGCGCGACGTACACGATGAGCAATATGCGACGTTGACGATGGACGATTTTCAGGCGGCAGAATTTCTCTTGGGTGAAGGCCTGGATTTCTATGACGAGCGCAAAAACCCGCTCAGGTGCTTGCGACATTTGAAACGTCAGGCAGAGGCTGCTGCCAAGGGTTCACTTGGCAAAATGCCAGACCGCGCCGTGGTCGGCCTGGAGCGCTGGGCGAGCACGCTTGAGGCTGATGCCAAAGCCCATATGGCGAAGAAGCATCGCTAGCCATCGGGCGCCGAGCTATTCGCGCTCTTCACCCATAAAATAGACAAATGACGGGAAAATCTCATGGTTTCGGCTCAGGCTTTGCTGGATTCGCTGATTTTGATTAGCAAAGGGGAGCGCAGCGGCGCCGCGGGCGCCGGACTAGTGGTTCAAATTCTCCAGAGCGCTTTCTCCGAGCAAGAACGACGTATTTCTGCGCTGGAAAACCGCATTGCAAATTTAGAGAGCAAGAACCGCCTCTAACGGGCGCGACGCCTGCGCACCATCGCGTCGACAGCCTCCTTGACGGTCTGCTGACTGCGTATCGTGCCGTCGGGCATTGCCACATAGGCACCTTTGTCGCCGACAGGCTTTTCCTTCACCGCGATTGCGCCTCGCCAAGCAAGGCCCAGATACCTCCAACTCGAACCAATATGCTCGGCCCAGTCCTTCAACGGATTTTCGAGGAACGTCTTTCGGTCATCATCCCATAGGCGCTTGTAACTCTTGAGGCCGTCTAGTCCCATTTCCATGCGCTGGCCACGCTCATCGTCGCCCGAGTGGAATAGGAATCCCTTAATGGCCTCCCTGCCCGCATGAATGCCGTCAGCGACGGCTATGCGCTTGATGAGCCGCGGTTTACGCCCTTTCGCCTTCAGCAAGTCCCATCGCGTATGCTTGGCGCCCCAGATCGGATCCAGGATATCGTCAGGGACATAGTCGTCGCCGTGATAACCGCGTTCATTAAGCCACTTGCACCACTCCTCCAGATCGTCTGTTTCAGGCCGGTAGAAGTCGACGATACGAAGCTGTCCGTGGATGACCTGGAAGACCCAAACCGGATTGTTGATGGCTTTCCCAAGATCCCATGCCGTGTGGACCGGGTGTGTCCAGTCGATCGGGACGCTCCTAATCTGCCCGGAGCGCTCGGCGCGCCAGATGTCGCCGCCCCAATAAGAGCCGATCAGCGCGCCCGCGAATGAGCAAAGGTATTCCTGCTCGTACAGCGCTTCGCCCATCTCCTTGCCGTGAAGGTCGATGTACTCCTGCTTGGCCTCATCCAGGTCCTGTTGTGAAAGCGCCTTGGTCTGGTCGATAGACAGAAGCTCAGCAAACCAGCTCGGATTGGTCTTCGCTCGATCGAACATCGTCTTGGCGTGGTTGTTGCCGCGAGGGGTTGTGATGAAGGCAGCAAACCCGCCGGTCTCTCGGATCATCGGCGAGTGATATGCCCAGGCACTCGGGTTGCTCAGCGCCCATTCCGAATAGGCTATGCCCTTCGGACCAGAACCCACCGTGCTGTCGTAGCGATCCGAGCCGATCAGCTGGAAAGTGGCGCCGTTCTTCAGCTCGATGAACATGTCATCGTCTTGCATGCGCTCGATCATCAGAGGCGGAAAGGCCTCGAATATGCGGCGCTTGCCTGTGTGGCCGTTGACGCCGTTCCATATGGCCTTGCGCGCCTGCTTTTGCTCTGGAAAGCAATGCCAGTAAGTGCCTGGATCTTTCCATGCCAGTTCGCGCATCGCGTTCAGGACTATCTCATCCTTCCCTGCCCGTCTGTGCCACACGGCCATCAGCCTGTCGTGGGTGCGGTTAACCAGCGCGCGATGGAACGCCTGCTGATACCAGCGCACGCGAAATTGAACCTTCAAGGCTTGCTCTCGTATATTGTCTCAAACGTAATGTTACCGGTATGGGCAACGTCCTGCTTATCTGACAGCCCAAGATCCCGAGCGATGATGTTCGGATTCAATAAGTCGGCAGCCGCACCGGCAAACTTCTGCGCTCGGATGATTTCTTCTATGCGCGTCGTGACTGGCAAAAAGTCTTCACGCTCGCCGTAGCCATCCCATGTGCGGCGGGCGATATCGAGGAAGATGCAGAGCCCGTCGAGCGTCATAGCGCGCATCTTGGCAACCTGGGTAATAGTCACCTCGCCTTGGTACGCGAACGGCTTGGCCTCATAGAGCGGGTTCGCCTCGACCCAATCGAAATACTCGACTGCGGCTGCCCACAGATTGTCTGGCGTCGCGAATATGGGTGACCGCCCATGCGAGCTGCGAGCCTTCCAGAATTGATTTCCTACGGGCGCTGACATCATCCCGTCTCCTTCATGCGGAGTAGCACCAGCCTTTTTGAGATGCCTAGCCGCGCGGCAATCTCGCGCGGCCGATAGCCGTCATCGAGCAACCGCCTGATCTCTCGACGGCGCTTTTCTGCGATCTGGATCTTCCGGTGTCGAAAGGGCCGGTCGGCGCGGGGATCCTTGAGGCGTTTTGCCCGGGCGATGCATTCGACGACCGTGCTGATGGAGATGTCGAGTTCTTCCGCGATGGTCGCGTAAGAGGCCATCTCCTCCCATAGATCGAGAATCCGGTTTCGTGTTCGCGCGACGCGCGGGTGTGTCTTGCCGCCCTTCGTGTTGAAGGACGAAAACCGGTAGAACGGAAGCGAGAGGCGAGGGTGCTGTGTCATTTTCATCCTTATGTGAGGTGGCGCCGCGCCAGGCGACACTCGGCGCGGCGCCCACAATCACGCGACCAGGCGCATTACCTGTCGCTTCTTCTTCGTCTTGCGGTACCAAATCGATCCGAGCGCCTTCCATTCCGATGTGCGCAATGTCTTCGCCACCAACTTGGCCTCGTCCTCCGCCGAGAGATACAAATCGCCTATCGTTTTTGAGAACTCGTCGGGATCGAGCTTTATCGACATTTCACTGTCGGTCATGACGTACTCGGCTGCCTTGATGTGCAAAGCCGTGATTGGGGCCAGATGAGCCTTTGCCAGCACTTCCAGGATCACCCGAGCGCCGAGAGGTTCGCGCCGCGACACCAGTGCTTTGATCGCCGCGATCGCGATAGTGTCTCCAGGCTGATATCGGCCACTCCCCGGCAGATTGCGGAGCACCCTTACGCCGGCACGGTCGCAGGTCCGCTGAACGTCGACCGATTCCGGATGCCCGGCGAGCACAGCCGAGTGATGTAGCTGAAGATTGGTAACGCCCAACCTTTGGGTGTTTTGCCCGACGAAGGCGGCGGCCTGGGCCGAGGTGTCGGCGGCTTCGACGATCATCACCGGGATCAGCCCAACATGTGGATTGCTCGCAGCCGCGATCGCCGTGTGCTGGCCGTCCAGCACCTTGAGGATCGTGCGGCCTTCATGCTCGGCGTAGGCACAGATGGGCGGCTTGAATTTCGTCCAGCAGAATTTCTCGATGATTTGGCGGATTTGCCGCCGGCCTTTCTCGCCGACAGTTCGCTGGTATTCATGGTCCACAAAGAGCGTTGCCGGGTCGACGCGCTCGCAGATCGGTTCTCCGGTGCCAGGCTGGCGTGGGGTCAGGCCCGCGACGCTTACG